CTGCTCTGACCGGTTGCCGCCAGTTGTCCCCTGACATCGCCTATGCGCTCTTCCCGCAAGCGTTTAAAAATATCGGAGTCGAATATCTGCCCTAAAAGATCGGCAAAGCCCTGTGGCGTTGAGGCCGATTCTGACCGATCAAGCCCGCCTTCTCCTGCGGCAATGAATGGGTCCAGGTTGGCTTTCGTTTCTCCGAATTGTGTTTCCAGTCCTTCGTTCGCCAATGCGTTTGCGGCGGCGATAGCGTTTGCGGCATCTTGCCCGGAATCATCACCGGTGAAAAAATTTCCTATACTTGAAAAGAGTCCCATGATTCTACTCCTGTTTATGAAACGATATTTCCATCTGAAACCCGTAACCAATTCGTTCCGTCACTGGTCGCAATGGTTCTTCCACCGGTTTCGTTCGTGACTATTATGGCCCCGTCGATGAAGGTTTCCGCGTCTGGCAAGGTCGCCACCGTGTATGGCTTCAAAATCAAAGCCTGGCCTAAAAGGTTGGTGTTTAATTCCCGCTCAAGGTCGTTGAAAAAATCAAAGAACACAGCTTCAAGAGCAATCGGAACGCCCTTTAAAAATCCAATGATCGACCCCGGCGAAGGGTTACTTGCTATTTTTGCCATTTAAAATACCTCAGACTGTATTTGTTCGACTGCAAAATCAATGTCCTCGGTGGTAACAAACTCGTAGCCGAAAAATCCTTCATAGTTTCCCAGACCGCCCGGCGGGTTCCATCTCATGCGATCATGGTATTTTCCTATCGCACCGGTATTTCGGTAAATATACGGTCCGAACTGCACGTTGTCCCGACTCATCCTAAGAGCAACTGACCCGTTGGCCGTATTGAAACCCTGCCCCAGTCCCAGTTCCATCGACTGCACGGTAAACCTCGCAAACTGATCGTCAAAAGCGCCACCACCGATCCTCCTGGTGATCCTCTCGCCATAATCCGTATTGGTCTTGGCGAACTTCCCGATCTTGTCTTTAAACGCCGTGTAATATTCCTGCTCAAATTCTGTGATATATCCGGCTCCCCAAGGTCTTGACACCCCGGAAAATATGGTGTCCAGGATGAACCAGTTGCCATTGAAGAAACCAAAGGAGTCCCGCCGAAGCGAAAAGGTGGCTATGTCATACCCGCGCCAGTTAATACGCCCTGGGATGGCTTCTGCAAGCTCTGCCGGCGTGTAATCGTCAAGGATAAGGTCTATCCTCTCGTTGGATATTTTTGGCGCCGTACCCTGTCCGATGGCGAATATCCCAGCCGATTGATCCTTCTTCTTGCCGATGAAAAGGAAGGTATTATCATATTCCAGGAGTCCGCCGATATAACCCGTTCTAATCAATGACCGTGGAATTCGTTGAAAAGGGAAGACAACATCAGGTGGATTGTTGAAAAGCTCAATTGATTCCTCTCCCATGATGTACAGGGTATTATTGAGATTGAAACAGGCGTTGTTTTTGTCTGGCAATTCCTCGGCATCGAAAAAAGAAGCCGTTTGTATGGTTGCGCCGGCACCAACATCGGAAAACCTTGCAGGATCTCCGTTTGCTGGAATATAAATAAATCGCCCGTTAATATGAGCAACATCGACAAAAGGAACGAAATTTGTGTTGCCGCTGGTATCAACCAGGACATCGGACTTGTCCAGGGTATAACTCTTTCCGCCCCGGACCACAATAACTGCGGTATTGAACCCTATTGCCGTTTCGATGGGGTCAGAGGCATCAATGGTCCCGATGACTGAAAATGCACCTGTGTTGACGTTGGTAATTTTAATCAAATCCCCGGATGCCACCTGATAAAGCGACCCATTCCATTTGAATCCTCCCCGAGCAACTCTGGACGTGGTATTGAGTTGGGTTATCCCAGGGCGTGGCAAGAACCTTTTTTCAGGAGTCTTCCAACCGTTTTGCAGTATCGTATTGGTTTTGGGAAGGTTTTCCGATCCCGCATACCCATCCGGTAATTCTATTCTAGGCATTCTTAAGCCTCATTCAGTTGCCTATGGTTTCGTCACGGTCAAAATAAGGACCGTTGCTTTCCTGCGGATGAACGCCTTCTCCTCTGTGCAATGTGCTGGAAACCACCATCTCCTCGATTGTCACGTCCTGATAAACACTTTTGATCTTTCCCAGCAAATACCTGGCTTGCCCCTTTATTGTCGATGACAGAGTTTTCCCTGTATGGAACCTGGGAAACGCCAGAACCGCAAGGTTGTATTCGAGTGCCAACCTGATTCCATGCGGTTCACCTATTTCCTCACCAGGAACCTTGATGGGAGTCAACGGGACCATGATTTCATCATCATGCCAAGACTCGATCATGGCGTTATAAATATCCATCATATCCACATCAGCTTCCGCATCAGCAGGAGCGGCACTCGAATACGCCCCGATGATCTTCAATGCGTTATGGAAGATTTTTATTCCGGCACTCATGATTTATCCTTTCTTTTTCATTCTACTGTAGACATTGTTTCTTTCTTCCGCCGTGACCTCATGCCCGCAATAATCTTTAATGGCCCTGACATCAGGCATTCCATTTGCAATCAGCATTTTCTCGTCACCGGCTGACATAATCATTGTCATGGCCTCTGCAATAGCGCCTTCCCTGAGTTGCCTTTCATTTTCCTTTTCCATAACGTCACCAGCTTTTTTTACTTCTTCCATTGTCGATATTCCGCTCCCACCGGTATCTTCAAGAACACGTTCCCACCCCTGCTTTTCGCAATGCTCGATAGTTGCTTTCTCATCATTGGTTTCTATCTCACTGCCACTTGGTCGAATCCATTTCATCTTGTTCCCTCAATTTTATAAGGTCCAGGGGGCCGCCGTTTGAGGGCGACCCCCTTTCACTTGTTGTTATTATGCTAACTCGGAACCAGTCTTAGGCTAATCCAAACCCGTGACCGGCGAAGAAAGGATTTAATACCGAATAAGCTGGCAGAAAATCTATTCTCACCTTGTTCTTGTTTTCAAGGAAGCCTACACCGAGCGATACGCGGAACTGCAAACCATCTTCCGTGGTCGCAATCGTATCGGTTGAATGAAGTTTCGGAATCCTCACAGAGCCGATTGAAAAGGCGTCGGGATGCCAAAACAGGTTTGGTTGATAAAGCGTTGAAGCCACGCCCAGAAGGTTGACGACATCACCGGAAACAGCTGCCGTGTCCGTGGTGTTGTACTGGCCCAGGGACTCAAAGATTGCAGGACCGGTAACAACCAGGTTGCCCTCTCCAGAAGCTCCGAGCGTCACCTGTGCGGTAACGACTCCAGACCAGATTACTACCGATCCAGAACCATTGACCACCGGTTGTCTGGTGGAAAGGTTCAGGCGGTTGCGGCCTATGATCTGGATTGTTTCCCCGGCTTGCACCACATAGTTCGCCTCAAACCCCGTGACCGCAAGAATCTGGGTCATGGTATCTTTTGCGCCAACGTAGGTTACAACCGGATTCGCGGAAAGAGTTCCCGCTCGATCTGACCCTGACGGCGTGGTGTAGGTTGCGAGGGTCGTTCCTGCCATGACCTTCATTCCACCGAAGTTCTCGGAAATGATCGCCCGTTTGTGTGCCTCGGAAACCAGTGGATCAACCGCACCCAGGGAACGCTGAATATCTGCCAGCGCGGATTGTGTGTACGGATTAATCATATAGTTCCACTGTTTGTCCCTGGGGACACCGTTTGCCGCCAAGACCGCGTTTCCTTCCGCTATGTCTGACCATGCGTTTACGGCTTGGGCATGAACACCGGCAATCAGGGCGCAATTGTGCATCATAAACTTCGCAAAATCCACTTCCAGGTCAGTAACGATCCTGGTAGCCATTGGGCCAAGAACAGTATTCTTCTGGCCCGGCATCCCTTTCTGATCCAGCTTTAGAGCTTCGTCCACGTTCTTGTAATCCACAAAAACAGTGAACCAATCCTGGACCGATCCTGCTGCCTTGCCGGTGACGATATCCGACTTGGTTTCTCCCGACACGTCACCGTCAGAAGTTCTGGAAACTCGGTAATCAGTGGGCCTTTTAAAGCTCACTGTATCGCCTGTGTCCGGCCCGAATTGACCATCCAGCAATTGAGTGTTCACGTTCTTGGACAAAACGCGGTTACTATCAAAAGCCGTCAGGAAAATACGGGCCAATTTACTGGTTATATTGCTTTCAAAGTTATTAGCCATAACTCGTTACCCTTTATACAAAGGTCGATCCCGGTGGTCCCTCGGACCCCT